TTAGCTGGTAGTAACACATTAATTGATACAAATACTGATTTTTTAGCAGCCGGAGTTCAGCCAGGTGATTTGGTTATTAATACAAGCGCTACAGGTGTCGCTAATTATCCTGTAACAGGATCATTAGGATTACAGGGCTTTGTTAATCAAATTTTAAACTCAGCCCCTGGAAATAGTAATGATACTATTATTTGCTCAGCACAATTATTTGTTAATCCAGATGGGCTTCCTACATTTGAAAACTACGCAATATTTGATTCAAAAAACATTGTAGAAGTAGAAAGAGTAAGTCAAAGAAAAATATATAATTTAACAAGCTCTAACCTTACCTGTCCTACAAAACAATATCCGTGTTATGTTTTAGATGGCAATATAGCTTCCGTTTATCCTACTGTTTGGGACGGTTATAATATACCATATACCGTAGGAGATAACATGGGTCTTTGTGATGTTAAAGCTCAATATATTAGGTATCCAAGAGACCCGAGATGGACATTTCAGAATTTAGTTGGAGGAGAACCTTTATTTGATGCGTCTCAACCTGACTATCAAGATTTTGAACTTCCACTATCTGATGAACCAGCATTAATTGCTAAGATTTGTCAATACGTTGGTATAGAAATTAGAGAAGCAGAGGTTTATAATTTTGGAACAGCTGAAGAACAATTAAATACACAAGAAACAAGTTAATTATTATGGCATATATTACAGATTATCAATATTACGAAAACGGAGGAAATGTACCTGAAGATGCAAATTGGGGGTCATATCAATATATTTCTTTAGACGATATAGTAAATAATTTTATGTTAATGTTTCAGGGTAATAATGAATTAATTAATAACATTAATCGCTATCAGGTTTTATTTTTTGCTAAAAGAGCAATTCAAGAACTGAACTACGATGCGATGAAAGAAATAAAAATATTACAATTACAAGTAGATGATCAGCTAAGATTTATATTACCTCCAGATTATGTAAACTGGGTAAGAATATCTTGTTATAAAGACGGTGTATTAAAACCTCTTACAGAAAACATTCAAACTAATTGGAGTGGAGCGTATTTACAAGATAATAATTATAAAATATTATTTGATATTTATGGAAATGTTTTAAAACCTAATGACTCTCAGCTTACTGAAGACAGAATTAATGGTGTTAAAAAAAGTATTTATTTAAATCAAAACAGTCCATATAACGGTCAATTAGGATACAATATAGATGGAACCTGGTATTTTGATTATGCTGTTGGAAGAAGATTTGGTTTGAACACAGAAACGGCTAATTCAAACCCTACTTTTAGTATTGACAAAAGAGGTGGAGCGATTAATTTTAGCTCAGGATTGGCAGGAGAATCAGTGGTATTAGAGTATGTTTCAGACGGATTAGAAAAAGGAGATGATTCCAGTGTGAGTGTTAATAAATTATTTGAAGAGTTTATCTATGCTGCTATTAAGTTTTCTCTTTTAAACAACAGAATATCTGCTCCAGAATATTTAGTAAATAGAGCTCGTAAAGATCGATCCTCTTTACTAAGAAATGCAAAGTTAAGAATTAGTAATATGCACCCTGGTAGACTGTTAATGAATCTAAGAGGTCAGGCTAAATGGATAAAGTAATATGTTAATACAGACTAATTTTATTGCGGGTAAAATGAATAAAAGCGTGGACGAACGTCTTGTTCCTCCAGGCGAATATGTAGACGCTTTAAATGTAAGACTTGGTTCTACTGAAACCACTGAGATTGGGGCGGTAGAAAATTCAAGAGGAAATACACGTCTTACAACTTTAATGTATAGAAATTTACCTTTATCAGGTGTTGCTCGATGTATAGGAGCTTACGAAGATGGAATGAGAGAAACTATTTATTGGTTTGTTCATGATGAATCTAACCCAGCATCATCTTCAGGAAAGGTAGATTTAATTGTATCTTTTGAAACAAATACAAATACTTTAACGTATCACGTTCAAAGTGAAACTGTTTTAAATTTTGATCCTAAATTTTTAATAACAGGAGTAGATAAAATTGGAAACTTTCTTTATTTTACTGACGATTTAAATCCTCCTCGTTTTATAGATGTAACAGGCCAAGATGGAGTGGCTTATCCAAGTGACGCTCCAGGTACCTTAAATCCTTTGGAAGAAGAAGATTTAAATGTAATTGTTCAAATACCTGGATTTGAAGATCCTACCGCTACCACTATTCCATTAGGAGCCCCTCACTTAGACTTTCCCCCAGACAATCAGTCAGATGAAGATTATATGGAAAATAGATTTTTATGTTTTGCATATAGGTATAGATATTTTAATGAAGGGTATAGTGCAACGTCTTTATTTACTAAACCGGCTTTTCTTCCTCGAGAGTTTAATTTTAGTTTAGAAAATTTTCTTAACGATGGAATGGTTAATAGTCGTAATAGGGTAAATGTAACCTTTTCAACAGGAGACAGAAGGGTAAAAGAAATTCAGCTTTTAGTAAAAGAAACTACGAGTAATAATATATTTTTAGTAGAAAGAATAAATAAGTCGGACCAAGGTATTTCTGATGACACATTTATAACCCGACAATTTTGTAACAAAAAAGTTTTAACAGTTATTGGTAGTGATGAATTATTAAGACTTTACGATAATGTTCCTCGTTTAGCAAAAGCTCAAACCATACAAGGTAATCGTTTAATGTATGGAAATTATGTAGACCAATACAATATAGAAAGAGGTCTTCTTGACGGATCAGGAAATCTTCAACCTGGAGGACAGGTTATTCCTACTCAATATACTTTACATGGTATTTCTAATGAATTAGGAAATCAAGAGTTGGATCCTGCGTCAACTATAAGCTCCAGCTCTGGGGTTATTGATATAGGAGGTGGAGCAACTACTATTGTTGATAATCAAATAACTATAGATTTATCCAGCTTACCCTCTCCTATCCCGCCAGGACTTTCACTTTCTTTTCAATTTGCAGTTCAAAATGTAATGCAAACCAACAACGCTGGTCCTGATGTGGTTGCCACATTGATTCCTGATTTTAATCTTACTTGGATTTTTACAACTCCGGTTTCGTATCCTACTCCGGTTGATTTAATAAACTCTTCAGAGTTTCAAGCGGCTGTAGGAACTTCGGCTAACATGGCTGTTTTATTGCCACCTACAAACCCTCCTGTTATACAAAACGGAACAACGCTAACAGATTATTTTAATAACGCTATTTATTACGCGCTACAATCAACTAATGGAAATACTTTACAGTTGTTAAACACTTCTATAAACGGGTCTTGCCCAGCCATACCTTTGGCTACTTTTCCTCCGGTAGGATCTATATGTGTTCAAGAGCCAATAGGGTTTACCGCTTTAGGTAATTCGTTTAGATTACAACTACCAGGAGCTCAATTTTATTTTGATACTGATTCTGCTAATCCAGGACAACCGGGTAATTTTAGTAATCAGTTTAATTATTTTTCATTTAACCCTGCTACATCAGCGGTAGCTGTTTCAGAAATTTCAGAAAACAGCAGTCTTCATAGTAATAGAGATTATGAAGTAGGTGTTGTTTACATGGATAAATTTGGTAGGTCTTCTACCGTTTTAACTTCTGAATTTAATACCGTGTACTTTAGCTCTCAGTTTATGCAAAATAAAAATCAAATACAGGTAACTATTCCTTCAGATGTTCCTGCTCCTTGGTGGGCTGAAAAATATAAGTTTGTTGTAAAACCAACTGAAGGGGCTTATAATATTATCTATTCTAACTTAAACTATCAACAAACTGGTATTGGTTCAACGGGTCCAGAACCGTTTATATCAGACTTAGCCAGCTTTTGGTTTAGATTAGAAGGAGATTCTCAAAATGTAGCTCAAGTGGGACAAAAACTTCGTGTAAAAATGGATGCTCAGGGAGCTACAGGGGTAACAGCTTTATGTGAAGTGTTAGACAAAAAGGCTCTGTATTCAGATCAAATTTCAAGTGGTTCTCAGCCAGGGCTATACATAAGGTTAAAACCATCTAACTGGACAGCTATAAACCCAAATGTTAGGACGGATATAAATTGTAAAAAAAGTGGAACTAATGATGATAAAGGCTGTAGTGGGGGTCATAATAATGTAACCCTTTCTTGTGGTGTAAATGATGGGGGTGTGGCGGCTACTATACCAGCTGGTTCTGTGGTTAAAATATCTATAGATAATAGAAGAGAACATAAAAACAGCCTTTGTTCGGGCAAAAGAATGAAGTTTACAAAATCAATAATTGCCACTCAAGACTATGCTAATATTCACGCTATGCTTGTAGGAGAGCAATTACAAAACTCTATGACTACTGCAAATGCAGAAATAGCAGACGCCACTTCTATTTCGTTTGATCCCACATTAGTTTTTACAAACACCTCTACTTCTGGAGGAGCACCTGGCATTAGTTGTTTTGCAACTAAGTGTTGGGTTTATGAAAACGGAGCGGGCGAACAGTTTTTTATGATGAACTCTGGTATGCCTCGTTGTGGTTGGGCGAAAAAAAGAAAGGCTAAAAGCAATCTTAGAGTACAAATATCTTTTTCAGACGGGCTGTTTGTTTTTGAAACAGAACCTTCAGAAACTGATCCAAATTTATTTTATGACGCCTCTCAGTTATTAGATATAGAAACTGACCCTTCCGGTTTTAAAGTTCACTCCGCAGCAACTAAATACAATAGTTCTACTAACGCTTCAGGCATAGTAACCGGTTGTGAAGATGCTAATGGAGACCCTATACCTTGTAGTGATCAAGTTTTAGGGACTACCCCAATGATAACAACTATTGACTTTGCTAATTGTTATGTTTTTGGTAATGGGGTGGAAAGTTTTAGAATACAAGACCGTATTGACGGAAAAAGTTTTGAGTTAGGACAAAGAAAGTTAGCCGTATCGAATCAAGATTTTAAAGAAGCAGATAGGTTTGCAGGAATAACATATAGCGGAGTATTTAGTGATTCGGCTAATTCAAATAATTTAAATGAGTTTAATTTAGGTTTAGCTAACTTTAAAGACTTAGAAACTCGCTTTGGACCAATTATGATTTTACACTCTCGTGAAACAGATATATTATGTTTACAAGAAGATAGAATATCTTATGTGTTGGCCAGCAAAAACGTAGTTTCTGATTCTACTGGAGGAGGTGCTATTGTTTCTGTTCCAGAGGTGTTGGGAACTCAGATAGCCCGAATAGAAGAATATGGTATTAGTTTTAACCCTGAAAGTTTTGTTTCGTGGGGAGCTCAAATGTTTTTTACAGACACTAAAAGAGGGGTTGTTTTATCTTTACAAGGAGCGTCAGCTAATAGCGATCAACTAAAAACAATATCATCTTTTGGAATGCGTTCATATTTTAGAGATGAATTTAACGCAGCCCTTACCACTCAAAAATTAGGAGGGTATGATCCATACATGAATGAATATGTATTGAGTAGTAATGACAGAGCTGTTCCGGTTCCTGTACCAGAAGTTCCTTGTGGTCAATTACTTACACAAGTTAATACCACTCAAGATTTAATATATGATGTTAACTTGGGGGCGGTAATAGGACAGGTAGATGTGCCTTACACTATATCTTCAGGAACAATCAATATCAGTATAGTTTGGAATGGCATAACTTATACTTCCGGAAATGTTTCTACCAGTGGTAGTTTTAGTTTTAACAAAACATCTGCAACTCCTGACACAGCAAGTGTAACTATAACTCCGGTTAGTTCGTCAGCTTCTTATAATGTAACAGTAGAGTGTCCACCTCAAATACCTTTAACTGTTATCAAGGTGGTTGTTAATACCCCTAATTATGATCAAGAGTCTATACATATATTTTATAAATGGAACGATGGAAACACTTTTAGCCCAACACAAACTGACCCTATAAATTTAAATGTAAATGTTCCAACTTCTCATTATTCTCAAGCTATAGGAGTTAGGTCGGTAGGAATGTTCCCTTATGACGGAACAAATATAACTTTAGGTACAAATAAATTAGCGGGAGACACTTTCGATTTTGACCCAAATCTACATAGGTTTAAAATGCTTTCAAGCAATACTGAATTTCAAAACACCCCAGTAGATATAGCGTTATTACTAACAACAGCTACTGACGTTACGCCTATTTTAAATCAACCTGGTATTCAAGATTTTCAAGCTACAAATTTAAACTTTACTATGAATATAGGTAATCAGTACTTATATTTGGTTTGGGACTTTAGAGATATTATAGAAAATGAATTGTGTTATGAGCCACCTTCAAGCACTATTGAGGCTGTGTGTTGTGAGTGTGAAGGAAATTGTCAGCAAATTTACTTTAGCCCAGGACAAGGAACTCAATCAGCTGCTTGTCAAGTAGATACAAACACATTTGGAAATAATCAGTATTCATTTAATGGATCAAATGCGATTCCTGTATTAGGAGACCAATGTTTTGCAAATTTAAGTTGCGATCCTCAGTCTACAGTAGATGCAGGATTTTATATAGTAGACGCTGCTCAACCAGCTGCTACTAACCCTAAAAACTGGATAGAGTTAGATGCTCAGGGATTTGTTATTGACTCAGGAACATGTTAAAAATTTAAAATTAAATATTATGCCACTACAACCTTTTTTTTATGACGGATTAACATTTGCTTCAGCAGGCAATGTATATACAGATTCTAATTTAACCACTCAAGCTCCTGATGGATTCTATTCTTTAGGAGGAATAGTTAGAGTAAAAACAGGAGGGGTTTTAGGACCACCTCAAAACTGTCCTTCTTGTGCAGTACCTTGCGGTACAGATGGTTTTGCAGCAGAAGGTGAAACAGGTATTTTTACGGTAGATTTTGAATTAGGAAACACTCCAGGAGCAGCTATAATTACGTTTAGCCCAGGAAAAGATAATGATACTTGTGTTCCTATACCTGATAAATGCACATGGTCTTACAATGGGGTTACAGCATCCGAATACAGTTCTTTACTCGGAGGGTATCAAACAGGATTAATAGGAACGCCAGATGGCCCGCCTAAAGGAGGTACTCAGTGTAATGCTTGTTCGGCTACAGGAGTAAATGTTGATCCTGCTACCGGCATAAACCCTCCTCTTACTATTGCTGGATTTGCTTATAATAATGGTACAGGAAATTTTGATCCTGTTGGAAACATAACAACTCCTGGTATAACTGGAGTTAATAATTTTGCTCCCGACCCTCAACCAGGTAGCACTTTATTAGACTGGAATTTTACCAATCAAGGATTACTTATTAATGGGTTAGGGTCTAATAATTGCGGTAGTACAACAGGAATAGGTATCCCTTTAGGTTTTGATGGGGTCAGTCCGGCTGCACCTAATTTACCAACAACAAACTGGCCAGCTTCAGGAATGGAATATAGAGGAGCTACTATGGTTGTTCCTTCTCCACCTGGCGTAACAAGTACTATTTTATCTATTGAAGTTGTAGCTCCTTGTTCAAACACTTGGTGGGGAATAACAGTAGAGTGTCCAAGGTCTTTAACAGGAATAGACTCTTCTACAGCAGAACCTCAAGGGACTGCAACAGCTACAGTGTGCACTAAAGATATAACTACCACTTTATTTCACGTTCCCGTAGACGCTTTTGGAAACTCCAACACTTGTTCTAATTACTTTCAAGTTGGCAATGAATTTCCTGCCAGCCCTGCTTCTGGTCAACCAAATGGAGTTTTAGGCTTACATGATTGGGTTTTTATGGATGAGTTTGGACAAACACCTGCTCCAGTTGGAGAGTATAAGTGTCGTTTTGATGCTCAAGACGGTCTTGGTGTAAGAAATTGGCATGTATCAGTTGGTGTTAGAGAGTATAGAGATACTGCAAATAATGGTAATTATCCAGGGTGTGCACCAATTAATTCACCTGCAACACAGCCACCAACAACAGGTAACGCAATTAAAATGTTACCTCCGGAAGGTTATGGTGGTTCTTATAATGGAGTGTTGGGAACTTCGCAAACCAGTGGGCCTTATGTTCCTGGAATAGTTAGATCAATAATACCATGTCCTTAAAATAAATAATTATGCCTGTATATTCAAATTGTAAAACATTATCATACGCAGAAGACGTCCAAGGGTGGCCGTCCTTTTATTCTTTTTGTGCCGACTACATGATTGGTATGAATGGTTTTTTCTACACATGGTCTGGAGGAAACCTATATAGACATAACACAAATAATTTAAGAAACAATTATTACGGAGTTCAGTATAACTCTACCATTACAGGAGTGTTAAATATAGAACCTAAAACCATTAAGCTTTTTAAAACGATGTCTTACGAAAGTGATGACAGATGGGCGTGCACCAACTTATTTACAGACCTTGGTGATGGATCAATGTTATCTACATTTTTTGAACAAAAAGAAGGAGAGTGGTTTACTTTTATTAGAGAAAACGAAGGAACAAGAGATTATAGAGATAGAAATGTAAATGGAATAGGTACTGTTATTACAGTAATAGGACCTCCTGCGGCTGTTCAATACACTTTTAATGTTGAAATTAGTAGCATACTAAGTATTGGAGATTACATGTATTATTCAGTAGGAGGAACCCCTATATATGCAGGGCAGGTAACAGCGGTAGATAGGTTAAACCTTATAGTAACTGTTGACAGCACAATACCTGAGCCAGGAACCAACCCTCCTGTAATAGGTACAAATGCCCCTCCAAATAGTTTTGTATTTTATTTTAAAGATGTTGTTGCTGAGTCTCACGGAGCTCGTGGATACTTTATGCAGTTTACATTAGAAAACACAAACACAAGAGCGGTTGAGCTCTTTGCTGTAGGAGGAAGCATAATGAAAAGCTTTCCATAGATTTTATTATCTTTGCAGTAATGAAATTGAATATAGAACCACTCAACGAAGGAGATTACGAAAATATATTATGTCAATGGTGGAAAGATTGGCGTTGGACTCCTCCTTCAAAAGATTTTTTACCAGACAATGGTATGGGTGGTTTTATAGTTTATGACGATGGAGTTCCTGTTTGTGCGGGCTTTATGTATTTAACAAACTCTAAGGCCGTGTGGTGCGATTGGATTATATCAAACCTTAATTATAAAAACAGACAAGGAAGAAAAGAAGCTATTGAATTGTTAATCAGTACTATAGCGAATTTAGCAGGTGAGCTGGGAAATAAATTTGTGTATGCGTTGATTAAAAACAAACCTTTGATAAACACTTATGTAAAATGTGGTTTTAAGGAAGGAAGTTCTTATACAACGGAAATGATAAAAAAATTATAATTATGGCAGTAACAACAGCAGCGGTAGTAGGTATAGCGGCCGGAGGGGCTCAGGCAGTGCAAGGATTTATGAACGCTTCAAAACAAAAACAAGCAGCAAAAAAAGCAGAACAAGCAGCAGAAAAAGCTATGGCTGAAGCTCGAAGAAGAGCAGAAGTAGATGAATATGCAGGTTTAGATGTTCCTTTAGATGCGTTTGAAGCTCAAAATGAAGCTAATTTAGCAGCGGATAGACAAGCTGTTGAAGCATTACAAGAGGGGGACGCAAGAGCATTAGCAGCTGGAGCTGGAAGGATTGGAGCTCAACAAGCGGCTGAGACTGAGCAAACTCGTATGGCTATGGCAGACGAAATGTTTAATTTAGACAAAATGAAAGCCGATTCAAGAGAAGCTATAAAACAACAGCAAATTGGATTTGATGTGGGTGAGGCTAAAATGCAAGACCAAAGAGCGAGAGAAGCAGAACAAGCGAGAGCAGCGGCCATACAATCTGGATTTCAAGGTATTGGTAAAGTAGCTACTGGAATAGGAGAGCTTGCTCCTTTATACGGAAAGTCTATGAATGATAAAAGAGCACAGAAAATGATGGATGATAAAGATTTTAAAGCAGGACTACAAAAAAAATTTCAAGGTAAATCAGACGAAGAACTATTTAATATAGTTTCATCAAGAGAAATATCAGGGAAAAATTACAGACAAGGAAGAAGAAGTAATTTTAGCGATTTCGATTATTCTATATTTGATTAATAATAAAACATGGCAAGAGACTTAAACATAAAAGGAACAGCTGGTATTGTAGATACTGACAAGTACGTTTATAGGAAAGAACGTGACATGACCAAAACCCAAGTTGATTGGAATGCGGTTACAACTGGTCTTACTGATACTATAAACAAAATAAGAGATGATAGAGAAAGCCGAAAGGCGGAAATAGAAAAGACTACCAGAGAAACAATGAATCAGCTCCAGGATTTGGAGCAATATGACAACCAGTCCTTAAACAGTAAAATTATAGGAATGGGTGGTGAGGCTGGAAATTATATTCAATCTCAAAATGATTTAATGCGTAGAGGGTTAATTAGTCCCTCTGAGTTTTTACAAAACACTCAAAATGTTTCAGATAATTTTAAAAATGTAAAAAATGCGTTTTCTAAGTTTGATAAAGATTTCCAAAATGCACAACTTAGAGTACAAAATAACGAGTCTAATATTGCAGAGCAATACGAAATGGAAGGAATAGCTGGTTTTGGAAACTTAGCTAATATGGATTATTATGTAAACCCAACTACGGGTACACTTTCTTTTGTTAAAAAACAATTTGGCGAAGATGGTCAGCCAATACCAATGACAGAGGAATATTTGGCTGACCCTGCTAATCATTTAAGTATGAATACTATAAATGTAAGGTTGAATAGTAAAAGTAATTATCAAAGCACGAGTGAAGCGGTTTCAAGTGAAGTAGAAAAGTTAGGGGAGATTGTAACGGTTGACCCAGGAACAAGACAGTCTGTAACTACTTATGAAGATTGGTTCCAGTTAGAGGGTTCTGAAGAGTTAATGAACGACTTAATAGGAACGGTAATAAATAATGATCAGCAAAAAATTAGTGTTCTTCAGGACATGGGTTATACTACTGAAAGTTTTACTCAAGACCCTCAAGAGGCCGCTAATGATCCTTCTAAAATATTAATGATTCCTGCTAAAGATGGTTCAGGAAGATTAGTTCCTCAGTTTAACGAAGAGCAAGAGGCTGAAATGGAGCAATATGTAAGAAACAGATTTGCGGCACAAATTACTCAAAAGGCAGGATTTACTAAGGGATACACTCCTCCACCACCAAAATCTAAAACAGCTGTAGACATTGGAAAAGAAGACAGAGATAGAGATAGGTCAAGCTTATATCAAAACAATGTAGACCTTGTAACTGGAGATGGTCCTTCGGCAACAAAAGCAGCTACACAGTTAACTAATATATATAATAACAATAGAGGTGATAAGCCAGAAATAACAAGTCCTATTACAAGAACAATAGGAGATGACGGAGAAGTAGTGTTTACTATACCTTTTGAAGATGGTGTTCAAACAGTAAGCTCTTTAGATACAAATGGAAATGTAAAAACTCCTGAGCAAATAGTTGATGAAATATATGACATATCAAACCCTTACGGAGATAATATTAATATTGGTAAAGATGCTTGGGAGGGAAGTTATGACGATTTAAGTACAGGAACAGATAAAGCTGCGGGTTCTGTTAAGTTTAAAACAATGGACGAAATCGACTTTAATTCCCCAATACAAATAGGAGGAGCAAATGTGAATCCAATTGCATATTTAGAAGAGGAGCTGGATATAAACTTTGCTGACGGAATAAACGCAAATAAGGAAGATATACAACAAAGTTTCACTAAAGTAATTGAGCAATTAATGCCTCCTATGATGCAGGATAATTATAAATTTAGAGTAGAAGCTACAGATGCTGACGGTGATGCGTATAAAGGTGGGTTTATAAGATTCTTCTTTACCGGTCCAGATGGAAAGGAAACTCGTTATCAATTTGAAGGTACCAACGACAAAAGTATAAGGCAGGCTTATAATTACTTGAAAGAATCTATGAATAAAGAAAGAACAAAGTACAATAAAAACAAAAAAAGCAAACCTTTATAAAAGATGGAACAAGCACAAAAGCTATACAAGGTATTAGTACAGGAAGATTTAACAGACAAAAGTTTTGAAGAATTTGTTGAGGCCTCAAAAGACAATAAATATCAAGAAAAAGTATATGAGGTTGTCACCAGGGAAGACCTTTATGATGGTACTCGAGACGAGTTTAATGTTAAATACTTTGCTGAGATAGAAGAGTTAAAAAAAAAAGAACCTTCCGCTGGTACTGGTCAAATGGAAGGTATGGAGTCTACATCACAACAGCCTCAAGACGATGGCTCATCGGATGCTTCTCAGCCTTATCAATTCGAAGCGGGAAGAAGAAATAGAGGACAACAAGTTCCTGGAGCACCTGAGTTTACACCGGATACTTCTACTCAAAAAGCTTTAGCTCCTCAACAAGAGGCTATAGATATATATCAAGAAAGTCAGGATATTGCTTTTGTTGATGATCAAACTAAAAAACAACAACAACAACAACAACAACAACCTCAACAACAGCCTCAAGAACAAAACAGACAGCCTGTTGATAGAAGTTCATTACAACTAACTCAAGAAAGCGACACTCTTATAGAAAGAACTTTTGGCAAAAATGAGTTTACCGATTTTTTTGGAGACTTATGGAGAGCGGGAGAAACTGGACAAGCTCAGGCTGGAGTTGTAGGAGAGGGTCTTGAAGCTTTTTTAGAGGGAAAAACAATGAGCGATCAAGATATTGCTGAATTTATTGATGATGTTAATAGGTTAAATAGTATGCCTCCTTCTGATGAAATGAGAGATTTTAACAGAGTGTATGAGTCTAATGGAGGTGGTTTTTTTGGTTGGCTTAAAGGTGTTGCGGAAAATCCAACAGTAGCTCCTCAGTTATTAGTAAGTTCGGTTTCGGCTATGTTTAACCCATCTTCATTTACTGCGGCCGCAGGAGTTATAGGCACAGGTACTGCTATTGGAGCTGCGGGGGGATCAACGGTTGGTGGTGTTGGTGCTATCCCTGGTGCTGTAGGAGGTTTTATTAGTAGTCTTCCGTTTGCTGTTGGAGCCGCTGGAGCCACTCTGGAAACAGGATTGGCTTTTGCAGAGTTTTTACAAGAAGAAATATCCGAAAAGGGACTTCAGTTTGACAGAGAAGGCGTAAGAACTGTTTTAAATGATCCAGACGCTATGTTTAATATAAGAGCAAAGGCAGCTGGTAGAGGTTTAGTGATAGGTGTTATTGATAGATATACAGCGGGGCTGGGGGGTTCAGTGGTTAAAGGAATAGGAAAGTCAGCTTTAGCAACAGGAAAACAAGCAACTAAAGCCGGAAGAAGAGCGACAAAACTTAAACAAACCGGAGCGGCAGCTGGTATCGAAGCTGTAGGGGGCTCAACAGGAGAGGCTTTGGCTCGACTCGCTACAGGTCAAGAAATGGATGCGGCAGAAATTGGATTTGAAGGAATAGCAGGTCTTTCATCTACTCCTGTAACAATGGCTTATGGTTTAGCTAAAAACCCATTTTCAGGGACATATAAAATAAACGGAGAAGTAAGAACTGGAGAAGAGATGGTTGAGTTTATAACAAAAGCATCTGACAAAGATTTTGCAGGAATGAAGTTTGAAATTAAGAATGATCCTGAGTTAAAAGCTGCTGCTGAAAAAAGAAAAAAAGAATTAAAAAAGAAAAACAACGTAGTGCAAGATCTAAAACTAACGTTGGGTCAGGTGGATAAAAAAACGGGGGACGAGATAGTAGATTTACAAATAGAGCTGGATAGTATAGAAGAAAACCCTTCTAACAATTTTATTGGTAAACGAAGACAAAAACAAAGAAAAGCAGAAATAGAAGCTCGTTTAGAACAGCTCACTGAAAACATAACGACAGAACAAGATTTAGAAGTAACTGATGCCGAAGCAAGAGCGTCTTTAGAGCAAGAGAATGAACTTAATGCGCAGTTAGAAAGTAGAGGGTTGCCTAATGCAGGGCAACAGCTTATTAGTCAAGAGGCTATTAATGAAAGGAAGGCAAAGTTAAAACAAGAAAAAATAGATAACTTAACAAAAAAACAACAAGATGCCGTTCAAGAGTCAAAAACAGAGGGCGTGGATGCACAAGAATCTACCCCGGATAGCCCAGAGGTGGGAGAAGGAGACGCCGAAGGGACAACTACCCCTGAAAGTGAAAGCGAAACCGATATTACCGAAGAGACGCAGGAGGAAGTAGGTGAACAAACAGACGATCCCTCAACAGAGGTTGAGGATTTAAGAGACGCTTTAGGTTTAGCCTCTACTCCACCGCCCGTAGATCCCGATGTAGATGTAAAAGGTAAGACATTATCGCCCAAAGAAACTCAACCTGAAGAAGAAACTCAAGCCCCTCCAGATACAGAGGTAACAATGGATGAGGTTTTTGAAGAACTGGGTGTTGATTCAAGTGACCCTGATGCCATAAGAGAGGTCACTCCTGATCAAATAGTTGACGCTCAAAATAAAATTAAACAAAAAAAACAGGCTGCTTCTAAAGTTCAGCCAGACCGTAAACCTTTAGATGTTGTTGAAGTAACGGACGAGGCCCAAAGAGATGTTGATCTTCAAAATACTAAAACAGGAGAGAGAGTAAAGTTAAAAGGAGAGAGGGTGGTAGTTGAAGAAACCGCCCCTAATGAGTCAAACCTTTTTGAGGTTAACGAGCTTTCAGAAAGTGTAGATCCAATTTATAAAGACAACAACACTCAAATAAAACAAGAAAACAAAATAAGGAATATAGCTAAAAAAGCTTTAAAGGCCGTTAAAACTATTCTTCCTAATACTAAAATAATTTTACACAAAACAGAAGCCTCTTATAATGCTGCTACCAACCAGAACTCTAAAGGCTCAGAAGGAGGTGGTGGAACAAGGGGGTTGTTTGATCCAAATACTAACACTATTCATATTAATATGCCACATGCAAACTCTCGTACTATAGCTCACGAGATTTTTCACGCAGTGTTAATGAATAACTTAACCGATCCTGAAATAATTAAGCTTACGGGTAGAATGGTGCAGGCCTTAAAACAAACAATAAAAGACCCGGAGATACTACAAGAGTTAAATGATTTTACAGATAAATACACTGGAGATAAGGCTAAGTTTAAAAACGAAGAGTTTGTTTCTGAGTTGTTAGGAATTTTGGCTGAAAATTACCAGTCAATGAACAAGCCTTCTCAAAATTTGGTTCAAAGATTTTTAACTCGATTAGCTTCTTTACTTGGTTTAAGTAAATCTCAAGTTCCTAAAAACACTTTAGAATTATTAAATGTGTTAGCCGGTAAAATAAAAGAAGGCCAAGCAATTGAAGAATCAGATATTGCTTTTGTGCAAGAAGGCAAAACAAGACCAAAAACACAGAAAGATGAAAACACAGAGGTAGACACCTCTACCCTTCCTTTATTTGAAGATAAAAAGGGAAAAAGATATAGAAAATTAAAAAAAGGAGGGGGTCCTGAAGGGGTCTCTTTATATGTTGAGGAAGGAACAAAAGTATATATAGATGAAAGTGGAATAGAAAGACCTTCCCCTACCGAAAAAAATAAAATGGTGGGCATAAATTTGTCAGACAATCTATTGACTCCGGTAGAAACAACTAAAAAGGAAAAGACTAAAAAGAAAAAGGTTTCTAAAGAAACTCAAGAAACTTTAGACGCTATAGATCAATTATTTATTGATGAAAAAATAGAACAGCAGCTGCAAGAAGAGGCGGAAAGAGATGCTGCGTTTCAAGAACAAAGAGATTTAGAAAACGAATTAGCCGAACTTCCAAATGAAATGGAGTTATTTTTATTTGAAAATGTTGACAAGGTGCACACTAAAGATTACGACAGATATGGCGATCCTAACTATAGAAAAGACTTTGGTATAGGGCTAAATAGGCTGTTAAGAAAAAGTGGAAGACAAGATATTGACACCCTGGCTGACAGTCTGAGTGATATTTTTGGAACAGAAATAACTATTCAAGACATAGTCGATTATCTTACAGATAGAGCTTCTACTCCAGGAAAGTATACTCAGAAAAATGCACAACGAGCAAGAGATTTAGGGGTTAGTAGAGAACAGAAATTTAGTCCAGGAGAAAATACTCAACAAAAAATAACACAGCTGGCTGTTCAAAACGGCATACAACAAAACGGATTTTTTAGAGCGAATCTGTTTAACCCTCAAGCATTAAGAAAAAGACTACAGGCTTATGGTTATGGATTAAAAGAAGCTTATAGGTCCTACGGTGACAGAGGGTTGGCGGGTTACTATATAACCAAACCCAATGGCAGAAAATGGAGTCTTCCTCAAGATCGAACTCGTTCTCAAGCAATGTTTGATAAGGACAATAAAAATGTATTAGATGTTATTAATACCGCTCGAGAAAACAATTTTAGTCGTGGAGCTATACGAGAAGTTTTAATAAAAGATTATGGTCTTTCCGCAAAACAAGCAGATGCGGCTCTAAATATAGAGCTGGACAACCTATATGAACTTCCTCCAAGCTATGGGGAGATAGGGCTAAACTCGGGTATAAAACTGTTTAGAACAATAAGTAATTACGCTAATAAATTAGTAGAAAAAGGATTGAGTGCTCAAGAGGTTTTAACTCAAACCTTAGAGTTTTTAGAAAACCAAGACACATATAAAGAAGCAACAGAATCTCAAAGAGATGCTATGTATGTAGAAACACAAAAAGCTTTAGGATTAAAACCAACTAAAGATGTGGGTTCTAAAATTAGAAAACTAAAAGAGTCTTTACGTCAAAGAAAAAAAGGAGCAAGAGGTTTACAACAAATAAAAAGAAAGCTTCGTAATTATATGAGAGAAGTTCTTCCTAAAGACGTATACAACAAGTCTGATGTAATGAAGATGGTTAGAAAAATTACTGACGCTACTGAGGCTAATATTGATAAACTTATAAATGAAGTAACTGACTTTGCAACAACAAGACAGGTTAAATTTTTAGAATCTACTATCGACAGTATATTAAATGGTGTTTATGAAACCGTTCAAAGCGGAAGAAAAAGAGGAAAAAGAATTGACACTAAAACACGTTTAAGATTAGAAAATATAAGAGACAATTTAGTTGTTGGTCCAGAAGCTACAGCTGCTGATGTTATTGAGCGAAACGCTAAATTAAATAAAGAGTATAATGATTTAAGTCAAAAAGTAGACCTCACCCCTCAAGAGGAGTCTCGTATGATGGATCTGCTTGCTGCAATGAGTTTAAACAACTCTAAATTAATGGAGAATGTAGATGTAAATAAAGTTGAGTCTCTCCAAAGAGCTGAAGATATTTTAGCTGGTATATTAGGAGAAGGAAGACAGGCTTTAAAAGAACAAATGCAGGCCGCTCATGAAAAATACAAGCAAGAATTTAAAGAGGTTTATAAGTCTGTAACAGGAGAAGAGGTTGATTTAGATTCTGAACAAGGAATAAAAGATATGAAAAGCGCAGCCCGTTCTTTATCTAAAAGAGCTAACGCTAAAAAGAACCGAAATAAATTGATAAAATATTTAAGCAATTTAAAGTCCAGGTTAGGATCTTTCTTTAAGTCAAGCGAATCTCTCATGGGTCTTATGGAAATAATAGCCGCGGCTCCTGGAGAAATATTTGGAGGCGCTGCAAAAAGATTAGTATATGATAAGCTAAACGCTTCTACTATTGTTTTCAAAAAACGAATGATGGATAATAGAAAAGTGGTTTTAGACAAAGTTAAAGAAATTTATGGCAAAGGATGGAAGAAACAAATGTCTAAAAATTCAGTTCAAAACAACACGGGGATTTATCAAGACTTAGAAAGAGTTCAAGAGGCTCAAAAAAAGTATGACGAGAACCCAACTAAAAAAAATAAAAAGGAATTAGAAAATATTAAAAAAGAAGAAGCTATAAATTTAAGTAACAACGAAATAGCGTATCTATGGATGCAGTATCAAGATCCCGCAAACTTACCTTCTTTTGCAAATCCTGATAATGAATATTTTGGCCCAGACCATAAAAGAATTATGCAAGAATTAATTAAAAAAGTAGGCGGAAAAGTTGATGAAAAAGGAAATTATACCGGAGGATCAAAAGTTTTAGATTTTGCTATGTGGCAAATGAACGAATACTTCCCTTCTTTATATGACCATTACAATAAAACATATCAAAACATATATAGAACTAATTTGCCTTGGAATAAATATTATGGAGGAAGGATATATAGAGAGGGAGTTGTTCCAGAGCCGTTAGATTTGTTGGGAGATAAAGCGGTTCTGAACCAGCAGGTAGGAGCGGCTTCAACTAAAGTAAGAGTTAAGAATGACAAACCTATCCAGCCAACAGACATGATGAACGGCCTAATGACCTACCTAACAGATATGGAATGGTTTGCTGCGTTTGGGTCGGAAATTAGAGATATAAACAAATTGTTTAATAATCCTCTAATGAGAAAAGCTATTATAGACACTCATGGTGAGTCTACTTTGAGGTTAATTGAGCACCATATAAAAAATATAGCAGCAAGGGGGGTTAACTCTTCAAGAGGAAATGGGGTGGTAAACTTTTTTAATAACTTATTTATCACAACAAGACTCGGTTTAAACCCTACCATCATGATAAAGCAGTTAACTTCTATCCCTACTTATGCGAACGATATAGGTCCTTTAAATTATTTAAAATATGCGTTTAAAAATAAGGCTCAGTTTTTAGGAGTGTGGAAAGAAATAATGAAGAACTCAGTTTACATGCAAGATCGTATGAGTACTGATTTTAGAAGAACTATTGAGTCTTATAACAACGAACAGTTTATAAAATTTATGCCTTCTTTAGAGATAAAAAGTTGGTGGGCTAACGCTATGATGTTCTTTGTTAGAGCGGGGGATATTGGAGCTATTATGCTCGGGGGTATGCCTAATTATTCTTACTACAAAGCGGAGTTTAAAAAGAATAATCCTAACGCTACTGAACAACAAGCTATAGACTATGCTATTAAAAAGTTTGAAAACGACACTAAAAATACTCAGCAGTCTATGGATCTTCAAGATAAAGATTACTATCAAAGCTCCGATGCTATTACTCGTTCTTTAAACATGTTCCTTACTACACCAAAACAATATTTAAGAAAAGAGTTTAGTGGTTTAAGAAACATGTATAGGGGAGCAAAAAATCTCAAAGGCGGACAGTTCTTAAAAGGGTTTAGAACATTTACTATGTATCACATGATTATGCCGGCCTTATTTCAATACGTTGCTTTAGGACTACCTGGTTTATTAAGAGAGCCGGACGATGAAGATCAAGAAGATATGTTAAGGTCAATTATATTAGGAAACTTTAATGCTTTATTTATAGCGGGAGATTTAATCGATGGCCTTGCGGATGCGGTACAAGAAAAGCCTTATGCAGATGAAATGGCGGGAATAGCAGTTTATGACGCTATGAGAGAAATAAACAAGTTGTATCTTAGAGCTCAAAAAACAAAAGACCCAAAAAAGAAACAGGAATCTATGATGAGACTTAACTATCGAATAGCTGAAGTTGTTTTAGCCGGAAAAGTTCCTGTAAGTAACATTGTAAAATATGTTGAAAATTTAGAAAAGGCGGCTGACACCAATGATGAGAAAGAGATGATACTAAGAATGCTTAACTACAGTGATTACTTTATAGAAAAAAGAGGAGGAGGTATGAGTGACATCTATATGCCTTTGACACCTAAACAAAAAAAAGAGGCCGAGCAAATAAGAGGAAGAGAGTCAAGAAAAACAAGAGAAAGAGGAAGAGGCCCAAGAAAAACAAGAGAAAGAAAACAGCGTGTAAGAACCAGATAATATGAAAATAAACGAAGAGAAATTAATGCACCAAACTTTTCAGGTGCTAACAGGAAAAGCTACACTACAAACATTAATGGAAGATAAAAGAGGAGTCAATCTTTTATTTAATCCTTACGAGCCTTTGGCTGAAATAGATCCGCAAATTATAGATATACTTATAGATTTTTATGTTAGTTTAGAGGAATATGAAAAATGTCAGAAACTGGTTACTTTGAAAGAGGTTTTGTTTCAGTAAAATTTTTCTTATAATTACTTCTTTCCACTTCTAATTTATAATAAAGAAAAGATTGAAATCCGTTTATATGAGAATCGGTAGGGAAAAAATATTTCCAACCTTTTGACACTCCTTTGTTTATATAGTAGCAAAACGCTAATCCGATTTTACCTGTATTTTTTTTAAATCTTATAACGGCTGTATGGTCTGATGTAGGAATTACTTCTTCTACCTCGAATGTTTCTCCGTTTTTATTTCCCTCCCTGTTGGAGTAAGAAAATCTTTTAGCTATCTCCTCGCTAAATTTATTTAATTCTTTAGCTATTTCTTTTTGCATTTTGTTGCCTTCTTTTGGCTGTAGCAATTCTATGGCAATTAGAACATCTTATTTCACATTTATCTATTTCTGCCATAATTGCCTCTATACTATAAGATGTTCGAGACATGTCTGAAATGTTCATTATTTTTTTTCCCACCACATGATCAAAGTCTAAAACTAACGGGTTGTCTTCTCCACAATCTACACAGCAGCCTCGAGACTTTACCCATGCTACAAATTTTTTATTTTTCTTTTTTTGACTCTTGTTTCTGGCTCGAGTCCGAGCTTTTATTTTTTCTTTATTAGCTTCGTAATGGCGTTTACTTGCTGCTGCTTGATCTTTTTTATCTTTGTACGCCACTATATTTCATCAGACAAGGATTGTATTAAGTCTGCAAGTTTTTCAATAAGTTCTTGAGCTTTTTCTTTTGCCTCTTGATTTTCTCGGTCCATTAAGTGCTCATATATCTGGTCTCCGAAGTCGTGTATATTATCCGCCAAAAATGTTATGTGGCTGATTGACTGTCGGTCGTCTGGAGAGATTGGTGGCATCTATTACAATCGCTAATTAATTTATTTAACTTTTTGTGAACATCAATTAGTTCCAAATTTAACATTTTATTTTGTTGATGCAAGGATTTTATCTCTTTTTTTATAAAAAATGGATCAACATCTTCAAAAGAATCAGACTCAGTAAACCATAAGTGCTTGATTTCCAGATAGTCATCCTGTATAGATTTGTCATACGCAGACAAAGATTCATAATTTTTTAAAGCACATAAGACTGACGCGTGGTTTTTATTAAAGTATCTTCCTATTTCTTTAAAAGTCATTTTTAGTTCATCTCTTAAAATTTTATATGCCACTGTGCGAGCTACTATGTATTGGTATTTTCTACTTTTAGATACAACATCAACACCGTAATAGGTACTAACCATGTCTTTTATAAACTTTACTTTTTCGTGTTTCATTAGGTTTGAGTATTTGATTTAAATTCATTAGGTCTAAATATTCGTCCATACTTATTTGTTTGACGTCTGACAAAATAAGTTTGTCTTTATGATCCTTATAGACTTCTACAGCAAATGTAATAGGATTTTGTTTAGAATCCATAACAAGTCCCCCTAAAATTGTTGTTATTAAACTATTTTTTATTATGGGAAAATCATTTCTGTCTATATGATACGCAATTTTTAAAGAGTTTATAGACCCAAACTCTTGTAGTCCTTCTACAAAATCTTCTTCTAATATATATTTAGTCTCCTCGGTAGACTTCTGTCTTGACACCATGTTTTTTTAATTCTTTTAATCTATACTCTTGCAACTTAGACACCTTCCCTTTTTTAGTTTTGATTTCAGAAAAAATTACATTACAGTTAGGAGGAATAGCAACAACATCTGGTATTCCGTTTTTGTTTGTTTTAATTAATTTAATTACATAATAACCTTCTTCCTCTAATTCTTTAATTCTTTTTCTTTGTATTTCTTGTTCGGTCATTTTTGTAATCTAAATAAAATCCAACCGCCACTATAACATTCATTCCTAATGAAGATATAATCTCAATTAGATCGTGAAAACTATGTATTGATAAATGGATGTGTCCAACTACCCAAAACGGTATGGCTAAGTTTTGACTAATCCAGATTAATAAAAATCTTACAAAATTCCACATTACAAATTTAGTAAATCCTTTTTGAAGTGTCTTAAGGTATAATCCTTCTTTTTAATAACCGCCTTATATATTTCTTTTTCTATACCTTTTTTACTAAATATCCAATATACTTCGTTTTTAAGTCTATCCTTTGTTGTCATACGATCTCTTGACTGCCAATAACTTGTGGCACTAAAGTCAATATTATAATAAACTAAAGCATTAGCTTTTCGTAAAGATATACCCTCTCTACCGCTAACAATTTGCAGGGCAATATTTTTATCGGTTCCATCAAACTCTTCCAATGTAGTACATAAAGAATCTCCAAAAACCTCTTTCAAAGCATTTAGTTCTTCTTTGAATTTATAAAATATACCGATCTTCATTGACTTAAATTTACTTTTTATAAACTTAGCTTTAGACAAATCCAACACCATAGAGTTCCCGCTTTCAAACTTTATAGTTCCACTACAAAGCTGATGCACTTTAGTCATTAGTTTTACCGCAGTATCCGCAAGTATAACCTCATCTTTTCCCTCTACGACTAAATCTTTTTTAAGTTTTGAAATAAGATCTGTTGTTTCTTTTTTAAGATCCACCTCTAATATGTGTTCGTTTGTATCTACTACAAAACCCGCTTCTTTTTGGCTAAAAGATATAGTGTAGGGCTTCATGTGTTCTATAATATTTGTATTACCCTTAGAGTAATCATTTATATAAAGCCCTCCTATTTTTTTCTTAACCACGCTTACATAGTGTGAAGCAAATTTGTAAAAGGTTCTATATTGCTTAAACGGATTGTTAGGTATAAAATAAACTTGATGATACATTTGAGAGTACGCCTCTGGAGTAGGAGTTCCGCTTAAAAGTATTACATAAGGGTTGTTCCAAAAAACAAACTCTTTTACTTTTTTAGCTCTTCCATTAGGTTTTGGAAAAGCTCCCATACTATGTGCCTCATCACATATCACAACATCCCAACCTTTCTTTGGTATCTTATGTAAAGATTCGTAATTAATAACCTGTAAATTATAATCAGGATTATACATTTCAAAATCTTTTTCTATACTTGATATTGCTTTTTTCTTTGTAATAAACAATACGTTTTTTACATTAAGATAATTACATATTCCTAAGCTTGTCAGGGTTTTGCCAGTCCTAACCTCCATGGCTAAGTATAAGAACCTATTTTCTTTTAAAACCCCAAGACCTTTAGATATAATATCTTTTTGATAACCTCTAAACTCTATCATATATTTATCTCTCCTTGTTTATCGTAATAACTTTTGTTTACAAACTGAACCCACTTACCTATTTTATCCCTCCCCTCTATTGCGGGGCAATCATATTTAAATTGTGAGTATGAGGTAATCCATTTGTTAAACCTAATTCTACTTATAGTCATTTTAGATTTTGGGGCAAAGTCAGGATATTCGTTTGTAAAGTCTAAATACAAATCGTTTACATATATTCGAGTATTCTTAATTAATTTTTCATTAGATTGACCCCCTATAACACCACACCATTCTACAAACTCGTGTGAGGTTTCGGCAGAAAATCTTCTTGTTTTTAAATTAACAAAGTCGCTTTTTAGTAATCCTTTGTCTAAATATAACTGCAAACAACTAATCATATAATTATCAAATTGACACCAGTCGTTATCGTTCCATTCTCCAAACATTAGTTTACCAAACTCAACAAGAGGGGTAAACTCTTTAGTGTAATATTGACTAAGTTCTAACTCCCACTTTCTTCTTTCAAAAGAAGATCCTTTTCCTTTTATTGCATAGTTTGTAGTAATAGCAACCTTCGGAGATTTACTAAATGGTATTTTTATTGCGTCTTTGTTTTTCTTTTCAAGAGTCAACCCTTCTGTTACTACACTAAATAATCTTTCAAAATCAAAATGTTTTTTTACATCATCAAAACAAAGTATTTGTGTGTCTGCTGATACCAACTGATAAGCAAAGGATTTTTCAAAATTAAATGATTTCCCATCTATTACGACCAGTTTTTTCATGTGAGAAAGTCCATTCATAAATAATCCTTTACCAGTTCCTCCTTCAGGATTGTCTGATATAACCTCATCATTTAAAATTGTTGCCGGACAATAAGATAAGTTTTTCCATCCATGTAATAAAAATCCTATTGTAGATTCCATTGACCTTATTCGTTTTTCAGTTTTACCGGATATATTATCTACAAAAATTTTGTAATCACAATTATTTACTTCACATATTTCAAACACCCTATTAATAACATGGTCCTTCCAAACATATCCCCCTAAATCTAAATAGTCTATCGGAGTTATTTCATCTTTAGTAATTTTAACCGCACAGTTTGTATAATAAAGGTAGGCTGTATCTTTAGAGTCCTCTATAAAAAATACATCAATAGATGAAAGTAATGTAAGAAACTCTTCTCTAAAATATCTCGTGCATTCAGCAAAGTAATTATAAACTGAAGTGTCATCTAAATCATATAAATAATTTAAGATAAAATCTTTTATTTCTTTTTCAGAAGTATGATCTATTAAGTTATTTGTAACCCTAACAAAAACATAATTTTTACTACCCTGCGGATTAAATTTATAAAAACCATTTTCTTCTAAAAACTTTTTAAAAGATATATGAATAATTTTTATAACTCCTTTTTCTGATTTACTCCAAAACTTTTGTTGATCTTGTTCTTCTTCAAGTCTTCTGATTACATTATCTAAAACGCTATCATCAATTTCTGACTCTTCCTCCAGTTGTGTTTTAATATCTCCCTTGTTAACTCCTCTTCTTAGTTTTTGTTTTACTTCATTTACTTTATCTTCATCTTCGTAATATTTAGTACCAAAGTTTTGTACTTGTTGATAAGCCGAGTGTATTGTTCTTCTTATTTCTGATTGAGGAAAATCTTGAGAAGCAAAGCTATTCATAATATATTCAGCAAGCCCCTTTGATACTCCAAAGTCATTAAAGGCTGAGGCTAAAACATAAACATTGTTATTTCTCTCTCCACTTTTTAATCCATACTTTCTTTCCCACCACTTCATTAATATCTCTACTATTTTATTTTCATCTGTGATTGGTATAGTTTGAACATCTTTAAATTTATTTACCTCTTGATATTTTTGTTCTGTGATTTGATTAAATACACTGGACTGTTCATTAGTAAAAATAAGAGGATCGTAGCTTTCATAACAAACCCTTGATATATTTTTACAAGTTTCATCAAAGTAAGGGGAATCAAAGTGGTGTTGTAATGAATTAAAAAAGTTTTTATGATTATCAGGCTCTGATGGTATCTTAACTAAAACCTTTAAACCCAGTCCACTGGGAGATATAAATACTGAATAAACATATCTATCTTTAGTTAATTTTTCTTTTTCCTCTAATAATAATTTGTCGTTTTCATAACCATCAAAATCTAAACATATAAGCCCACTGTGTTGCGTGATTGACGCATCGTTTCTTTTTGTAAATTTACCACTAAAACATATAGCTGGTAATGAGGACTTTAATTTATTTCTTTTGTGTTTATCTTTTTCTTGTCTTATTTTTTTTACTAATTCTTTGCTTGATCCATCCCCTATTCGTTTTAATACTACTGCTACATCTCTATAAAAAGGTTGAGAAGTATCTTTAATATCTTTAAATATTGTTATTTCCATTTGATTTGATGTTGATTTGATGTTGATTTAATTTTCCCTTTTACTACTTATAACTTTCTTTTTAATGTTAAGATGTTAAGTTTAAAGTAAAAAATTATAGTAGAATAAAAAGACTGCTAAATTAAAATTTATTTTACAAAAAACAACAATAAAGTCAACATCTTAACACCAATAAGACAAAAAAATAAGGAGGATACCCGTTCTTCTTTACTGCCCGGTCTAAAACCTCCTTATCTTTTCTACCAGTTTAGAAAGGTAGATCTTCATCTACTGCCGGAGCAGTTTCTTTCTTTGGTTCCGGTTTAAATGTATCAATAGCAACATAATGAGTTTTACCATAATCATCAGCTCCATCTTTTTTAGCTGATACATTTACTTTAATGTATTTTTTACCATTATACTCAAACATGTGTTCTTGAGGTAAGTCTGATAAACAAATACTACAGGAAATCATATTCCCATCAAATTTGGAAGTTCCACTTCCGACATAGATTTTTTCTTCTGCCATAATTAATTAGATTTATAAATTATTTGTTCCAACTTATTCATTGTAGCCTCCATGACTTGATCACGATCAGCGTTTGAAGTGTAGTGGGTTGGAACTTTCAACCACACTTCATTGTTTCTATTATAAAGTTTCTTTAATAACATAAGTTTCGATGTCTTCCGTAGCGTCTTCACTAAAGAATTTATTATACACCTCAACTGCTCTTTCCACTTTTTCTTTTCCATAATTTAAAAATGTTTCAGATGGATAATAAATACCCAGTTCGTAAGTTAATTTATCTACTACATAAAATACTAAAGGTTTGTCAAAAAATTGTTGATATAAAAAAGCCTGACTATCATAGTTATATTTTCTGGCACTATACTTAAAGTCTTTTATGTTTGATGTAGTTTTTAAGTCTATCAATATATCTTTCCCAACTATATCAGCTTTACCTTTCCACTTTTTACCTAAATACTCATGAATAGCCGGCACCTCAAATTCATTATCCTCATCATAAAGCGCCTCATAAAACTCCAAGTTATTTTTCATAGTAGATATAGCCCTATCAATCTCTTCTTTTTCTTTAGTTAACATCATTAAAGGGCGTTTGTAATGTAAAAGTTCTTCTTTATATTTTTTTGTATTTCTACTCGAAGCGTCTATTGTCCAGTATTCTACACTATCAATTTTTTCCGGCTCCAACATGGCGGTATGAAAATATCTACCAACCAACATAGCTTTTGTCATAGGTTTTTCCTTTCCAAAACTTTTTGGATCGTTTAACAAAGTAATTATATCAGAGTTCGATAAAAATTGTTTACCAAATTTTCCGTAATAATGTTGATCCTCTTTAAGTAATTGCAAGTCTTTATCCATTATTTAATATGTTTTGATAGTTCCTTTTTTACCACCGCCTTGATATTATATTTAGTTTCTAAATTTTTAACAATTTTAGGTAGTCCTAACTCTTTATTGGAAGCTATATATTTTAAAACTTTACTCCAGTTATTATCTCCAATATCCAATGTAATCTTTGTTTCTTTTACTGGTGTTGAGGTTTTACTAATCTGTTGTTTAGGTTGAGGTTTTACAACTTCAATAGTGTCCTCTCCTATCCATAAACTTAACCCAAGTCCGTGCATAGCAATAGCTTTTGCGGTTGATCTTTGTATAGCGGTGTTTACATCCATAGATGTAATTTTTTCCATACTAATAGAATTATTTCTATAATCCATAACTGGTAAATAATCTATATGTTCTAAATTATTTATTGTTATCCCTACTTTTACATAAGCAGTTTTACCATCTGTAAAAAAATTAAGTCCAGTTTCTTGACACTCATATACTTTTCTTTGTGCGTCCGGATATTCATTTTTTATCATACTCCAAGCTGTAGCCCAAGACATATAATCGAACTTTCCCTTTTTATCGGTTTTACCTTTTATTGATACTTCTGATAATTCTTTAAATATGTTTTTCTTTTTTTCCATTTAATTTGTTTTTTAGATTTGTATATTTATTTAATATTGATTCTCTTCTGTTTTTTAAGTGCTGTATATACTTATCGTTTTTTCTTGTGTTTATTTCTGTCTTAACTCTCTCTTCTATCATCTCCAACTTTCGTTTGCAGTTTTCTAAATTATTTAATATAGATCCCTTTCTCCATCCTCTCATATAAAAATTCAGATACTCTTCATCATTACATTCTACAAAATAATCTCCACCTTTAGAACAATTTAATATTTCAATTTTATCTTTAAATTTTTGTATCTTATAACCATAATTAATTACAATAATTTTGTTTTTTAATTCTTGATATATCCCAAGCTTATCTTTGGAGGCTTGATTAAATATTTCTTCTAATGAATACATTATAATTTATTAGAGGCGTATTCTAATATTTTTTTATAATCCTCATCTTTATCAATAAGTTCTTTTGCTTTTTTATATCCATGAATAATAGTGGAGTGAGAAACATTGTGTCCGCTCTCTTCCATAAATCTTTGGATGTAAGAAATTCGTATGGGGCGTTCCATACATAAATAATAAAGTATTTGTCTGGCATCTACACATTCTCTCTTTTTTGTTTTTTCAAACATTTGATCTAATGTTAGATGAAATTGTTCGGCAATAGCGTTAGCATAAACCATAAATATTTCCCTTTTCATAGTTGATTTTTATTAAATTAAATTATTAAAAATTAGTGTGTAGTTTCTCGGATACTCTTCACATACATAGTTTGCTTTCAGGTATCTCACTAATTAGTCGGCTAAGATAATTCTTTTTCAATACTTAACCAAATTTTGTTTATGTTTTTTTTATTTCTTAAAAAAATAAGAGTTTCACCCATAGAATAAACCAATGCATTGTTTCGGTTAATTTATTCACTTGGGATCTGTTATCTCTTATTTCTTATTTTTATTTTTGTTCTTTTTTACACTGGACTTTATATAAAATTAAATACCCAATTAAATCTAAAATTGTGTCTTCAGTTTTATCATTTATTCCAGTGTTCTTGATCCTACTTAACTTATCATCTATTCGAGCAAGTATCCCTTCTTTTGGAGAAAGTTTAGAAAATATTTTTGGAGGATCATTTGCAGTGTCTCCGTAAGATTTGTTTTTCTCCAACAATAACATTATTACTTCTCTTCCTACTTCTTTTATTAGTTCGGATGTTTCTTTACTTTTCTTTTCCATGATATTTTTCTTTAAAATGTTTATGTTTGGCCTTTTTTGTTGAGTTGTATAACTCTTTCATTTTTGTTTTAAAAGATTTATTCATTTCTTCTGTGTCTATTATTATATAACCACTTTCGTCTTCATAATAAAACACTGGCACAATAATACTTTCTTTTTTAATTTTTTCCATCTTTATATTTTTTTAATTTATTAACTCCATCATAAGCAAGCCAGTCATCCATATTGATAAAGTTTTGTTTTTCTAATTCATCAAGATATTGTCTTTGTTTCATTTCACTTATTAAATGCCTAACACTATCTTGTTTATCTAATAATTGTTGTAAAAACTGAATATACTTTTTGTTAGGTTCTTTTTTGTTTTTTTCTTTTAATATAATTTCACTTATGTTTTTCATCATACATTTTTTTAATTTCAAATTCTATCGTAGCCCAACTAAAATCTTCTCGATCTTTTAAATGCTCTTTCAAATACTCAATCCAGTCCCCTTCTTCTTCAAACACTTCTTCCAACATATCACATAGGTTATCATAAAACTGATTGCCATCATTGTCTTCTAATTCGTTCATAAATTCTTCGTAAAGTTTTTTTGTTAATTCCATTTTATTTTGTTTTTAGTTATTAAAAAAAATAAGGCAAGAGTTTGGTATCGCAAATGATTTTCTCTCTTATTAAGTGTGTTTGAGGGCGATATATCTGATTACTGCCATTAACCTCAACCAGTACACACCTTATATATTATTCATCTCTCATATCTTCTAAATAGTTTTCTCTTTGTATGGCTTCATATTCATAGTCCTCAATTATCTCACAATAATCTCCACAAGCTATACATACTATTCTTTCCTCACAATTTTCATCTTCTATTTCTTCAATTTCATCTCCACAACAAGAGCTTACCATACTATATCCCCCATCATCAATGGGATTACTTAATTTCCAGTTATCGTAGTTCATATTATTTATTTTATAAATGTCCACCTACATAACCATTTCCCTCTTCATCTTCCCCATACTCAAATCTCCATTCACTATCAACATCTTCATCCATACCCCTATATTCATCAATACCACTTCCATACTCAAAATTTGTTTCACTTATGGCTTTGTCCATCTTGTCAATATACAAGTCTTCATTATCCGTTAAATATTCGTGTATATCATTACACTCCATTCCATCAGGTATGTCTATTTCTACTTCAGCGTATTTATGATAGACTGATCTTTGTATTATTTTTACTTTCATTTTTTTTAATTTTCAGTTTTATTAATATATTCTTTCGCCTCCTCTAATGTTTTTCCACAATATTCTTGTCCCCACTCTAAATAATATCCAGTTCCACTCTCATAGTTTGGATGTTCATCCATAAGTTTTATTAAATTAAAATCCTTATATTCTACTGGATCATCCCAATTAGGATAATCATAATCAAAACCATGTATGTTTTCTCCATCTTCAAATTCGTATTCTCCACCCCACTCTTGTTCCTCTTGAAAACGATAAAATATGTTAGGAAAATCTTTTAATAACATATTTATAATATTATCTCCAATGGGACTCCACGCACTTTCAAATTTCAACTCTCCATACTCTCCTTTGTTTTCTAAATGGGGATATGTATTAATTTCTACTTCTAAATCACAATCTCCCCACTTTGTCCCCCAGTTATTACAACTCCAGTCATACCAATTATTTGTTCCATATTTTTTAATAAGGTTATCACTCATCTCTTGTGTAATTGAACGATCTAAAAACAAATGTGTCCCCCCAATCTCTTTGTGTTCTTTTTCTTTTTCTTTATTTTTAATTTGTATCTCATTATATTCTTTTTGAGAAACAATACTGGCTGGACTTCTTGTCTCACTAATCTCTTTCGTTCTCGGAACATAATACTCACATATTGATCCTACTTTTTCTATCTTTTTTAATATCTCTTTCTGTTTTTTTGTAAGTGGAGTAGATATTGTTATCCCACTATAAACCCAATTCGGCATTTTTATTTAATTTTAATTGATTAATAATTTGATCTAAATGTCTCATATACATAAAGTCTTGTTTGTGTAAAGGTTTGTTTAATTCCCTTTTTAAACATTCTCTATAAAATTCTATATCTTTTTTCATATCACTGGTATTGTTTGTAGTTCTGAAATTGTAGTTTGTATTGATCCACCATCATTTCCCTCATCATCCATCA